CGCTAACTGTTGAACTTGTTGCATCTGCATTTGCTCCTGTTGTTGTTGTTGTGCTTGTTGTCGTTCTGCATTAACTTGACTTTGTGATTTTAATATCTTCTGTGGCACACCAACTATATCAGCTAAGTGTTTAACAAGATTATCAAAATTAACATAATCAAATACAGGAGCTACATTAGCCATGCTTCCAAGAATTTCAATAGCTCTCATAATAGATTGTAACTCTGTGGATTTCTGTGCTTTAGCTAATGGTGAAACGTATTCAATTTCTATATCCTGACCTGATAAAAATTCAGGTGCTGGGGGTAATTGATTGTTTCTTAATAGAATATTAAATACTCTATCAATTAAAGGTTTTAATAATTCAGATTGTAATCTGCCTAATACTGGTCCTAGCAATCTCATCTTCTCTTCATTACGTTGGATAACTTCTGTTGCTGTCATTTGTGGACCTTGTTGCATCATAAGTTGGTTGACATAGAACACAGCTCTAATCGCATCTCGTCTTTGCTCTTCCATGTTTAATCCCAATGGATTGTTTGCACCAATGTTTAAAGGTTCAATTCTATCTCTTGTACCTGATCTATAAAAATTTAATCCACCTGGTACAGTTCTAACAGGTAATAAGAAACCATCATCAGGAACTAATAGAGGTGGGTCTACTTGTTTCTGTGCAGCTTTGATTGTTGTCTTAACCATTTCATTTAACATCTTTACATCAGGTAAAGCTGTCATGGCAGGTGATCTTCCATAGATTTCATGTGAAGCCTTGAGGTATCTTGGTACAACAAAAGGGAACTCTTTAAATCCTGATACAGATAATTCATTACCATTTTTATATTCCATATATACAGATTCAAATGGCATATTCTTTTTATCTTTTTTTGTAGGATTAAAATCTGCTCTTGGATAAACTGCGTGTATAATCTCAACTTCTTTGTAAGGGTCTTTTTTTTCTAATACTAATATATCTTGTGATACTGCTGTGCCAAATTTTTGCACCACAGCTCTAGCTGATAAATTAAATCTTCTATAGATGGTATCAATTCTACCTTTATCATTTTCCGCAATGTAAACTTCATCAATGTGTCTTGTAGAAAATTTTATAAAATCTTCTTCATCTTCTTCAATAAACATCGCTGCCGTACCAAAGGTAATAAGGTCATGATACAATTCAAATATTTCTTGTTGAAAGTTTGATCTGTTAAATGCTGTGTACATTGCATCTGTTGCAGACTCTAACCAAAGTTTAGCTTCATCTTCGTTATCTATATTTTCTTGTTTAAATCTTAAAGTAAACCAAGGTGTGGATGGGTTTGTCAGCATACCATGTAATGATGCTGCTAATAATTCTAAGGCTTGTAAAGGAGAACTATCAAATATAAGTTCCATTCTTTTATCGCCACGTGTTCTTTTTTTAGTTACGTCTGATTTTCTTGGCATCATGTAATCTGCTACTTCTTGCCAATGCGTTTCCCAATTTTGCCTTTGACCTTTTAGTCTGCCAAATCTTGTTAATAATTTTTTTGTTAAATCTGTTTTTGCCATTATTTTCCTAGTAAACTTCTTCTACCTAATGTTAATGTTTGATCTTCTATACCTTGAGGTCCTGTCATAATTGTCATTGATCTACCTTTAGCTTTTGTTTTTCTTGAATCATATCCATCCATGCTAGTTGATGTTGCTTGAGAAACTTCTGCTGTTGTAGGTGATGCCATAACTGGTGCAGGTGCAGGTCGAGATGGTTTAACTATTCTTGTAACTACTCTTGCTGGACTACCTCCCATATTATGCTCCTAAAATACTTTTTTTACCTAATTTAAAACCTAATGGAAATTCATCAGGATTTAATTTTTGGTATCTTTTTTTTTCTTCTTCTGTCATACTTTTATAAAGACCTGCGGTTCTCACATCTTTTAATTTTCCACCTGTTCTCCTAACAAAAGTTTTTCTAGCGTCTGTTAATTGAGCAGCTTTATCTCCTTCAAAAACTCCAAAACCACCTTTTTTAGGTGATGTAGGTGTTTTGAATTTTCTTTGCATTGCTCCTACTGATCCCATCATGCTCCTAATAAAGTTTTCTTTTCTGTTTCAGCTTCTTCCTCAACACCTAAAGGTCCAGTTAAGATTGTTGATTTTCTACCTTTTCTTTTTCTTTCTAAAGCTCTTTGCTCTGATGCTATTCTATCTTTTTCTTCTTGTGATAGTTCCGTTGATGGTGGTGTCGGCAAAGGTTGTATGGGTGGTAAAGATGGCATTTTTGGTGAAAAAATTGAACTCATAATTATATAATCCTGTATTCATTATCTGCTACACTTTGTGGTGCAACTTGTCTAGTATTTATTTCTTGTAAACCAACAGATAAGTATCTCATAGCATCACACGCATGAGACGACCAATCGTGAACAGGTTTACTTCGGAACATTCGATTTTTATCTATATACTTCCGATGGTAATGTCTTAACGCATCTATTAACTTTTTGCAATGGTCTGTATCAATCCAACATCGAGGTAGGGTCATTGTGGTTGCGTGTATACCATCTTCTAATGGTATTTTAGGAACAACTTTAAATCTAATACCTAATTGATAAGCTACTTCTCTTCTCGTTTTTCCATTGCTAAAATCTGTAACTTCTATATCATGCGGTGCAAAATGATCTTTGTAGACATAATCCTTCTCCTTAATCATCTGAATATAATGCGGTAATCCTTGTCCACGTTCTTCATGATAGTCGATAATATTAATTGATCTTCCTAGCTGCTGAAAGAATATAATAGAACTATGATCTGATACACCTAAGTCCCAAGATGTATTTACAGGCAATGATGGATCGTAGGGTACTCTTGTTAATTGTTTCTGATCTTCCATCTTAACTAAGGTATCGCTATAGATCGAGCCTTCTATGTTAGCTATCCAATCACACTCAAACTCTTGTAGATACTTTTTTTCTCCCATTACTTCTTTTGCCTTGACCAACTCTTCGTTATCTACAATCTTAGTTTCACTAGCTTTAGCTTTATAGTTAAACCAATCATCTGCTCCTTGTGCGTGTTGATACAATTCATAAAAATTATTGTTCATTCCTTGTGGCGTTCCTATAAATACGCAGTAACCTTTTCTATCGGATAGTGCTGGTCTTATGATTTCAGGAAAGAGTTTATCATTGACATTTGCGTACTCATCAATCACACATCCATCTAGGTAGATACCCCTTAACCCATCGGAGTTTTCCGACCCAAGTAAAGTTATTCTTGCACCATTGGGTAAATCTACCCTTAGCTCTGTTTCATTAAACTTGGTGTATGGTATCTTTGCAGTAAACTGTTTCATGTAATCCCAAGCAATTGATTTACTTTGTTTGAATGTTGGCGAAATGTAGGCATATCTTGGGTTTTTATTTTTGGACAATAGTGCTGACCTAATTAAATGATTGATCATACATACTGTTTTGCCGAACCTCCTATGGCAAACTAGCACCGACCATCTATGTTTTGATATTTTATTATGTAAAAAGGCTTGGTGTTTTCTAGGGGTGTAAGGTATCTTAATATCCATATCTAGTGTATTCTTGTACTTAACATACTATACTCAGGGGAGCTGTAATCAAAGTCTAATAAACTCATTGCGTAATGAGCAAAGTGTTCTGCAATCTTTTTATTGTGTAATCCATATATCTTAATAGTCAGAGTATTCGTTTTCTCATCAATCATAACTATAGATGTTAAGTCTTCTTGTATGTAATCCCACATATTACACAACATATAGTAATTGTAAATTATTTTAAACTAGAAAGGCTTGGCAAATAAAGGTGTGGGTTAATCTGTGGGGGTGGCTAAAGGTGTGTCTGTAAAGGTGTCCTCGAGTCCCATGTATATATATATATAAAATGGTGCGTGTCGCTAGGGGTATACCCAGGGGTTAGCTTTGTAAAATATAGATATAGCTCTAAAATATTACTAACGATAACTTATGACTATCAATAGTAATGTTCGATAACATTAATTATCACCAAACCATATTGGTTAATGCTTTAATATATAGGTAAGTAATGCTGTCCGATTATATACACGAGGGAAGCTGGCGTTGTTGTTGTATTAGAATTGTAACTATTCAACCCTCTTAATCTTTACATACTTCAACAGCTCATGATCTTTTTTATTAAAATATTTTACAGATATAATTTCATTTGGTTTAAACTTTGTATTTAATTGTTTTAATAACTTCTTATAACTCATAGCTTTGTATTCTTCTTCCTTGCCTTGCTGATCCTTTATTAAATAAGTATATCTCATAGTGTTGTATATTTAACACAGTTGCATTTATATCACACTAATATCTTTGACCCATTTTGAACTTATTATTTGCTTGACTTATATTTCTAATAGTTTACCGATATGGTTATGACAACAAAAACAACAAAGGAAATAACAATGAGTAAAAAAAATATAACAATTAAATTTGTAGATAATCAGAAGCATGGTTATGTACAAGTTTCAAAATATGATCTTGAAGGTTGGAATATAGATACAAAACAATTTTCAAGTTATTCTTTTTATAATGACAATAACGCCTGTTATTATTTAGAAGAAGATTGTGATGGATTTAAACTTCACAATATACTTACAAAAATGGGTTATATAATTAATTATGCTAAAAATTATGTAGCATTAAATTATATGAGTGATCCAATATTTAAAAGAATAAACAACTAACAAAGGGGAAAATGAAAACAAAAGAAAAATGTGTATGTTATCTTGGAAATAGAGGTATTGATAGACAAATAAAAAGATGTGATGAATACAAAAATATGTGGTTCATTGTATTTAAAGACTATCCAAAAGATGTAGAAGTGTCTTTGAAATCAGATATTTATGAATGTTATGATGAAATTTCTACAACTAAAATGAAATGGAATAAATTAAATTACGAAAAAATATGTCTGAAAATATGCGAGGAGGGAAGATGAAGATAAATGAATGGGGTGTGTTTGTTGAACGACCTGATAATTCAACTTATGAAATAAGATTAAGTGAAGAGTTAGCTATTAAAGTTTATAAATACATTGAGAAATTAAAAGAAGATGACAATAACATTTTATCAGGGAACACTAGGGGTAAAATATTATGGTAAATAAAGTATCTCAATGGTTGATTGACTATGTTAAGAAAAAAAATGGAGTTGATTTAACTAATGTACCAAGCGACAAATCATGGACTGAACTTAATCCATTTAGAGACAGTACAATTCTCTCTGATAAGGTGATTGAGTTTATTAATGAAAAGAATTTATCAGGTATCAAATCAAGTATGGACTTGGTTGAACAAAAGTCTGATAAAGCAACGAAAGAACAACGAGAGCTAAACACAGTAAATAAGGGGGAAAAATAATATGACACTTAAAGCACCTTTAGTAGAGGAAGAAAAGAAAAAGAAAAAAATAGAAGATGATATATGGGAAATACAAAATCAATATCCTTATTTGGATTTTGATAGAGATAGACATAAATTTAATAAAACAGATGTAAATAAATTAAATAAATTATACAGTAAATTAAGAAAAATAAAAAAGGGAGATGATAATAATGAGTAATAATTATAATATGCAAATG